ACTCTTGCCAACGCTACAACTATTTCCTTTGCCAGTCCTCCTGCCAATGGTACTGCGATAAGGATTTACAGAAGCACTAATAACGATTCACTGCAAGCAACTTTCTATCCTGGATCTGCAATCAGATCACAGGATTTGAATGAAAATTTCCTGCAAGCTCTTTATAGCGTTCAGGAAGCTGGTGGTTCAGCCCTGAGTATTAACGGTGGCACCATGCTAGGTAACCTAGGCATGGGTGGCAACAAAGTTGTGAACCTGGGTTCAGGCGTTAATCCTGGAGATGCTGTAAATAAATCACAGCTTGACGCAACTCAAAACTACAACAATGCTCAGCTGGCTGCGTCTGTTGCATCTTCCCAGAGCTTTGCAAATAGCTCACAGTCTGCTGCGTATAATGCTTCGCTTTATGAGGCCAGCGCACAGCAAGCTAAAACTTTTGCTGAAAGCTTTGCTACTACTGCTACCAATAGTGCAAACGTTGCCAGTGCTTCAGCAAGTAGTGCAGCTGCTTCTGCTGCTTCTGCTGCTGCTTTTGCCGGTAACACCATCTTCTTTGGCTTCTCAAGGAACCAGAATGGCAAGCTAATTCTTACTTATAGTAGCCCTGCTGAAAATACCACTTACCAAACTAGCTCTTATGAGTACAAGAGTGGTTCTCAGTGGTTTATCGGCTCCAACGATATTCTCCATACCAGCGGACCGCTTCTCGGCACTCCAAAGGTTTCGTTTAATGCTTCTGGTCACCTTCTCCTTACTGCTTAATCATGGCTCAAATTGATCTTGGCAAACTTAAATTTCAATGGAAGGGTCTTTGGGCTACTTCCACCGCTTATGAAGTGGACGATGTTGTTCACTTTGATGGCAGCACTTACGTTGTAAAGACTGCTGTTCCTAACACCAATACTACCAATCCTGGTCTCAACAACTCGTTTGAACTGATGGCTCGTGGCCTGAAGTTCCGTGGCGTGTATTCCAACACTGCAACTTACCTGCATAACGAGGTTGTCACCTTTAACGGTGCCAGCTGGATTTCAATCCAAAGCATCTCCTTCACCAACCAGACCCCTCAGACGGGTTCGGCCTACTGGGAAGTACTGACTCCTGCCCCAGCATCGAACGTGCTCACCACCCCTGGTGACCTTGTTTATGTGGCTAAGGATGGCGTTACTGCCCGCCTGCCTGTCGGTTCTAAGGGTTCTACCCTTCAAGCTGTTGAGTCTCCTAACCAAACGTTTGCTCGGGGCTTCACCTACAGCGTTGGTTCTGGTGCTACCGCGACTGCGATTGCTACTGACCTTGACTCCGCTCTGGTTGTCGGTACCAACACGGTTAACGCTCAGATCACCCTGACCCGTGGTCGGAACTATTCGATCACCTTCCCCGCCAACGGTAAGACTTACTCGGTTAAGGATCCGGCTGCTGTTGGTTATACCACTCTTGGTACTGGTGGTCGCCTGACTGCCGGTGTTAGCCCCACCTCCGTGACCAACGGCGGTACGCTCCTGTTCTCGCCTAGTGCTGCCACGCCTAATACGGTCAAGATCCGTGATGAACTTGGCGGTACTGATGAGATCACGGTGACCGTGGTCAACATGGCCGTGGTTCCCTCCTGGACTGGTACTCCCAGCCAGCGGGCGTCCTTTAGGTCCTTCTCTGGCTTCTACAACACGATGACGGTAGGTATTCTGCCTAACTCGCATGTTGGCGGTGCAACTTATGGACGTGGTTTCTATTCCCCCTGTGCTTGGGTGAATGGTTACCGCAAAGGTGCTTATATTTCCACCAACGGTAAGTATTACCAATGGGGCAACCAGTATAATAACGGTACCCAGGGCGTCTATTATAATAGTGGCGCTTCAGGTTTCTCTGAAGATATTACGCGTAAGGAAGCCTTCCAAGCTCAACTGCGTCTGCCCAGGTACTTCATGGCAGCCGTTGCTGGCGACCCGAATGAGGCTCAGTGGCTTACCGACTTGAATGGCAATGCTCTGGGCTATACCAGCGACTCGGTGCCTAAAATTATTGAGCACGTTTCTACAGGATACACTGGTATGTTCCTGCTGGAAAATGGAATCCTACTTTCTAGCGGATACGGCGGTTTTGGCCTTCAAGGAAACGGTTCTAGTAGTACTACTTATTATGCTGCTGTTCCTGTTCAGTTTTATAATGCTAGTAGCACTGCTTTAACAGGTGTTAACCGGCCTAAAATTAAGTTTATTGCTGCCAGTGCCGCCTCTGATCAGGATTCATCCACTTCAGCATACTATGCCATTGACACAAATGGCTTTGTCTATCGGATGGGTCATAACAACTATGGCCAACTGGGTGACGGTACTACTACCAATAACTATTTCTTCCGTCAACTGGCTGCATCGGCATTTAACAACGAAAAGATCGTTTACCTCACCACTGGTGGTGGCGCTTCTTATGCGTCTGTTTATGCAATTACCGAAAGCGGCAAGTTGTGGTCCTGGGGTTACAATCTCTACGGTCAACTTGGCCTGAACGATACAACGAACCGTAGTGCTCCGGTTGAAGCTACTGCTGTTGCTGCTAGCGGTATTAACGGCAAAAAAATCACTCATGTTCTGTCAACTGGCGGTGGAGCTAGCACAACTCGTACTTGGGTGTTGACTACGGAAGGCAAAGTATATGCAGCTGGACATGGTGGTGACAACTTTGGAAACTTGCTTGGTGTCTATAGTTCTACTGCGGCAAATGCTGTTGTCTTCACCGAACTGACCAACTCTTCTACCACCATTAACAGCGGTAGCCAGAAAGTAGTCAGCATCTGGGCAACTGGTGGGCGCTATTCTACCCAGTTTGCTATCACTGATGGTGGAACTGCTAACCAGCCCAAGGTCTATTCTTGGGGCTATAACGGTTATGGTCAACTTTGCCGGAACGAGTCTATTACCAATACGGCCTCTGCAACTGTTCAGGGTAACTGGCTCCTTGGTGAAGTTCAATTCCGTGATTTTGGTGATCAAGAGCTGAACCCGGGTACTAACGATAGCCGTCCCAACGAGGTTATTGGCACTCAGTATTCTGCGGTTTGGAATAACAAACGCAAGTTTGGCACCATTGTGGCCATCTGGGGTAATGGCAGTGGATCTGCGACTAGCCAAGCTGTTGTAATGCTTGACTCCCTTGGTAACCTTTATTCTGGTGGCTATTGGGCTACATATACCATCAATCCTTATCAGGAGATGGATAACATTGCTGACTGGTCTGCTGGCCTTGATTACTCCAACTATCTTGTGCCTTGCTGGTCTCTGCCTGAGCCTATGGTTGATTTCTGCTTCCTTACTTGGGGTGAAGAGGCCTGGAGTGCTGCCGGAGCTTCTGGCACAGTTTATACTGGAGGCATTAATTCTTGGTTGTGTACTGGCGAACTTGCCAGCTCTGTTAGCGGCTTCCACCCCGTAGTGCGTTCTACCTAATTATGATCTTTACTATTTCTTTTACTGGCGTAATGGAAGATTGGGGTTGCGGATTGCTGCATCCCGAATACGTCCAACAGTGTGACAAGTACTTTGTGCTCAAGGAAGGCTACACGCTTGAGGACATTGAGAATAAGACCATTGAAATTATTCCTTGCACTGAAGAGGAAATTTCTAAGCTGAACGAACTGGACAAGATCCCTCAAGTTTAGATTTTTACTCTCTTAAGTTTTGAAGCCCCGTAGTTTTACCTGTGGGGCTTTTTTATTATCACAGCTTACCAATGCTTACCATTCTTGGCCTTAAGGTCTCCTATGAGACCCTGCTTTTCCTTGGCCTGTTTGTTGCCTCCGAAGTAATTGGCAACAGCAAACTGAAATCAAATAGCGTTGTCCAAATCATCCTTGCTGGTATCAACGCCCTGAAGCCTCTGCGTAAAGAGGACGACAAACTCCAACAACTCAAGGATACATTCAAATGAGTATCCGGCTGACTGACGTAGCCAAGTACTACAAAGGTCTGCCCAACCAAATCAAAGCTCTCCAAGCCCTTGAGAAACTTTTGGGTAAGGAGGGTCTTTCTGATTCTCAGGAATGGGTTCAACTGTGGAGGCTTCCTCCCGCTGAACCTCCCAAGCAGCAATTTACTAATACATGGGATGGCATCGAAGCTGCTGCTGCTGCAGCTGGTGCCAAATTCCCTGAAGTTGTGGCAGCCCAATGGGCACTTGAGTCTGCGTATGGCACCGCCCTGAGCGGTAAGAATAACTTCTTTGGCATCAAAGGTCCCGGCACGATTAAGACCACCTGGGAAGACTACGGCAACGGTCCAGTGACAATAAAGGCTGCGTTTATGGACTTTGCAACTCCATTTGACTGCGTAAATCATCTGGTTACCCAGTGGTACAAAGATTACAAAGGCTACAAAGGTGTTAACCGTGCAGCCACCCGTGAAGACTGTGCGTTTCTCCTGAAGCGTGAAGGATACGCCACCGATCCCGTCTACGCCCAAAAACTTGTTCGCTTAATGGAGCAGAATGATTGAGGGAGTTATCACTGCTGCCATTGCAGCGTTGACAGGAGTAGTTGCTCTCCATGGCAAGTTGAACCAACGTATTGGTGAAGTCGATAGCCGTATTGATCGCGTTGAGCTGCGTATTGCAGAGAAGTATGTCCAACGTGAAGAGCTGTCGACTGCTCTCAAAAAGATGGAAGACCATATGGTCCGCATCGAAAACAAATTAGACCAGATCGTACTTCGCAATGGCAACTAAAAAACGAGCCACAGAAGACCAGTTCAACGAACTCCATAACCTTGTTACGTCTGAGTTCCTGGCACGTATCAAGTCTGGAGAAGCATCGACTGCAGACCTCAAGGCTGCTTGTGACTGGCTGGCTAAGAACGACATCAGCGGCGTTGCTTACGAAGGTAACCCCCTGGATAAGTTGGCCACCATCATGCCCAAGATCGACCCTGAGCTTGTTCGTGAACGGATGCGGCGGTAATGGCTAGAGACTACAAAAAAGAATACCAAGCTCGTGCTGAAG